CGCCATTCTCCAGGCTGTAAGGGCTCATCGTCATTCCGAACCCTTACACCCCGAGCCTTGAACCCAGCAGGGAGGTTTGCCAAGGTTCCGGCGTCGATCAACTGGCGAAGAATGCTCGTGGCAGCGCGACCCAATCCACCAATCATGTGGATCAAACCAAAGCCGTAGAACCCTAGACCAGGCATAAACTTGTAGTGGACAAAATATTGCTGCTTCTTAGCAACCTCGCCGCCTTCTTCAAAGTTTCGACGAACAGACAGGATATGACCTGAACCCTCGTCCAAAGTAACAATGTACGGAATAGCCACCCCTGTAGCCTCGCCGTCAGGAGCCATGTCCTCAAAGCCCTCGATGTCTAAGTCAACGTGCATCTCAAGAATCGTGTACACTTCATCAGAATAAGTGCGCGACGTGCCCTGTAACTCGTCAACTTTCTGACGAACCTCGTTCTCGTGGTTGTAAGTGCTCAACTCTACGTCACGGTAGAAGCCAGCAAGCTGCATCTTACGGATTTCATTTCCGTCCATGCGAAGAACATGCGTAACACGGGAAGCCGTCGCCAAATCAGAGGCCGCGTAAGGCACAACCAAATCCTGCGCAGGGATAAACTTGGATACCGCCCGCTGCTTCGCCTCGTCAAAATACACCTTCTTAAACGTAGATCCAGAAAGCGGTAAATAAAACAGCAACTGGTCCATGTCTGGGTCGAACTCTTCCATCACTTCCATGATCTGGTAGTTCATGAAGTCTTTAACCCGAGCAGCCTGCTCTTCCCGCTCTACATCCTGCAAACCCAAGACCTGAGTCTTGACTGGGCCACCAGAGGGCAGCAACTCTTTGTAGGCTTGCGCCTGAAACTGGGTAACGCTCTCCGCGATCAGAGGGTGCGTAACGCCTGATGCCCCCTGAAAAGGCTGTGTGCGCTCGTCATACTTAACGCCAAGCTGGTCTAATCCCTGAGTGTACGTTTCTTCCCACTCGGAACGAGACTCCATGTCATCCTCATACGAGGCACGGAGATCAGAAGAAATCTCCCCAAGGTAGCCATCATCCAAATAATCCGCCAAGTTGGCGTTGTGTGGAATCTGTTCTTCTTGCTCTTCGCCCTGCATGGCTTCGGCTAACGCTTGAATTAGTGCGCCGCCCTGACCGTCGTCCATAACCTCGGCACCGCCAGCAAAATCTACAGGCTGCGGCACCGATACATCTACGGAAGCCTCTGTCGGCATCATGTCTTCAGGTGAAATTCCAGAATCTACAAGTGGTGGCAAGGCCATTAGTAATACTCCCGCTTACGGCGATATTCGTTCTCGTCATCGCTCTCACCATGAAGGGATATAAACCCGCCTTGGCGAAAACGCATTAATGCTAAAGTCATGCTATCACAAAAGTCGTCATGGTCACCATTAGGAAACGAAACGACCTCTTCTATGACTTCATCAGCAAACTTCTTGTCCTTTGGGGCCCACACTACACCAGCCTCAAACAATGGCGCAACCATGTGCATTCTCGTCACCTTATCACGTCCTTTGCCCGGCGAGAAGCCCAATGCTGGTATGCCACGGAGACGTAGTTCGTCAATAAGTGGTGTACCCGTAGCTTTCGCCTCGACCAGAACCATGTCCGGCTCCCAGTATTCGTGCTCCTCGAACGCTTTTTCCTTCAGTTCAGGGAAATTCCACCGACCACGCTGCGCATCCATCAAAATTATGTGGTCAGGCCCGCCTTCTTCCGGGGTAAACACGCCCCAAGTGGTGATCGCTGAGTAATCCGCCGTCTCTTTCTTGGAAAACGCGGTGTCATACGCCTGAAGAATGTACTTGACAGGGGGGATCTTCTCTTCCTCCCAGTCTTGCCACCAATCTCGCTTGATTATCGCAGATTCGGACGCCGTAGGGTTCTGTTGCCACTGCGCATTCCACTTTCCAACAGGTAACGACGCCTTAATCCCCAGCAAAGCGTCCTTATCCCAGAACTCAGGCCACAGCGGCTTGTCACTCGGCAGTATCGCAGGGAATTCCACAACCTCCCACTGGTCAGACATGACATCACTGCCCTGCTGGGCCAATAATCTACCTGTCAAGTCTTTTTTGCCCCATCGGGTCATGACCAAAATGATCGTTCCGCCCGGTTGAAGACGCTGGCGAGGCCCAGAAGTGTACCATTCGTAGGCATTGTCGAACGCGCTGTCGCTTAAAGCGTCCTGTTCCGAATGCGGGTCATCAATGATAAGTAAATCCGCTCCGCGACCTGTAATCGCCGCGCCAACGCCAGCAGCAAAGTACTCCGCACCCGCCGTAGTGCCCCATTTACCCGCACCCTTGTTATCTTCCTTGAGATTCGTGTCCGGAAAAATCTCTTTATACGCTGGATCATCAATCAAGTCCCTAACTTTACGACCAAACCGTACCGCCAACTCAGTGTTGTGCGTTGCCTGGATGATCTTTAACTTCGGGTTACGGCCCAAAAACCACGCTGGCATCAAAAAACTTGCAAACTCCGACTTGGAATGTCGAGGCGGCATGTTAATTATCAAACGCTTGAGCTCTCCTCGCGCAACACGTTCAAGTTTTTCAGCAATAACTCGGTGATGACTGCCCTCAATGAAGTTTTCGTAGACGTGATGCGCAAACGGCATAAACTTTTCGTAAGCTTCTTCCCGTAAATCAAGCCTTTTCTTGGCCTCGGTTAAGGCCAAGATTTCTTTTAAAGCTTCTTCAGGTAAGGCTTGGAGGTTCATACGGTCCTGCTTGTTGGATCAACGCTCTTAGTACTGCGCTGAGTGGTAGTTATCGCACTCTCTCCACGATCCTTGACGTTTGAACGGCGGAGGTTCGAACGGCCCCGTTGGCGTCTGCTGATGCGAGTAGTGTCCTTCAAGCATTGACGGCCACCGTCACGCTCGACCAAAACGTAACCTTCTGGGCACTCGTACACCGTCTCTCCATTCTCATCGGTGGATGACTCAGGCTCCACGATGACAATCGGGGGCTCAACAATCGGCGGGTCTTCCACCACCGGAACCTCGACAATCGGGGGGTCTTCTACCACCGGAACCTCGACAATAACTTCTTCTTCTTCTTCTTCTTCGTCGTCGTCCGGGCCGATCTCTACTTCTACTTCCGTTTCTGGGGCGGTTTCCGTCTCCGTTTCCGTTTCCGTTTCCGTTTCCGTCTCCGTCTCCGTTTCCGTTTCCGTCTCCGTTTCCGTTTCCGTTTCCGTTTCCGTTTCCGTTTCCGTCTCGGCTTCCGTCTCGGCTTCCGTCTCGGCTTCCGTCTCGGCTTCCGTCTCGGCTTCCGTCTCGGCTTCCGTCTCGGCTTCGGCGGCAACCTCCTCCGGCGTGAGCTCAAGCTCAACTTCCGCGCCAGTATCAGTCTCCTTGACAGTGGTTACCCCGTCCTTCTCGATAACCGTCTTCGAAGTCGAGCCCTCGGAGAACTCAACCTCTGCACTGCCGTTAGCTTTTTCCGTGACTACCGCGGCGTTGTCCAGCTTCGTAGACGCATTGTCAGAGCCCGTGCCTACGAACAATTTCTTTCTGCTTGCTGCTTGAGCATCCTCGTAAGCCGTTTTGAACGCAGCCTCACGAGACGCTTTGTCCTCCGCCGACAGTATCCCAGTTGTCTTGCCAAGAGTAGTGGTCGGTTTAAAGTTGGCCCACGCTTCCGACGCGGCTTTCTCCGCCGCTTGTACCGACGCGGCATCGATTTCCCCGCTGGTCATACTTTCAAACGCTTCGTCGTACAAAGCCTCCGCCGTTTCGACATCAACTCCTAACTGAGAAGCTAATTGTTCCTTGTTATCGTAAAATAAGTCATCGCTGATAACTAGATCTGCTAATAGGGACTTCTGCTGCTGCTCCGCAATGATGTCGTCAGGGCTCTTCGCTACTTGGACTATCGCACCACCGTCCGGTGTTCCTTGGGCAGAAGTCGCTGCTGCGTCAAGTGAACCAGTGCCCGCAGGGGTATTGCTAGTAAGCCCTTCTGCGGCAACTTCCGCCAAAAGCTCTTGGTCGCCGTTAGCATCCGCAGGGCCAAGTATTCCAGCCTTCTCAAGCCTTTTTTGTGCTTGGATAATCCTTTTCGGGTCGGCGATGTCCCCGTAACCGTTGGAAAGGTCAAACGCATCCCGCCCTGTTTCTGCAATCTTAGTAATGTTTACCATAGACCCCTTTTTGCTGTTGTTAATAATTCCTTTAATAAGGGCAGCGTCTACAAGTCTGTTGAGACGTGCCGAGCTTACGGCCATAGTATCGATGTCTTCGTTGTATTGAGTAAGAACATCCCGCGCCTTAATTACTGGAGTCACAGGTTGCGCAACAGTCTCCATAACCTCTACGACCGGAGCCGTTGCCGGAGCCACAAACTCAGATTCCAGTTCGCCTGTAGCGCCCAACTTAGAAATGCCGCCCTGTGTGACAGGGTCGAACGGGGCGGAAATAAAGTCTGAGTCCGACATAATTCCAGACTGATCCTGTTGCGCAGGGGAAGTCTCCGTAACCTCTATGGCCGGATCCGTTGCCGGAGCCACAAAGTCAGATTCCAGTTCGCTTGCAGCGCCCAACTTAGAAATGTCGCCCTGTGTGACAGGCTCGACTGGCGAAGGAAGATCTAACGATAGCTGTTCCTCAGTACTTAGGGGGAGTTTCTCGATGCCAGTACGTGGGTTTTTCGCTAGATTTTCTTCAATCGCCGAAGTGGTAGCCCCAGGAGAAATACCCGCCGCCCGATTCGACGCTTCTAGCGCCATGTCCACTCGGCTCTGGCCCGTGTTGCTAACAAACGGATTGTTCGATGCGGTGGTAATGATCTCGTTCGCAACGTCGTTGTCCAGCTTGGTGTTTATCTCATCGATTAATGACGCAGAAATACCGCCCGTGTTAATGACAGACTCTTCCGCCCGTGCTTGGAGCTCGCTCGCATCAGTGGTCTTCTTGGTTTCAACTACCCGGTCCGCAAGAGCTTCCATTTCAAACAGGGATAAATCAAGATCACGAAGCTCGTTACCAGTTAAATCAATCGCGCCATTGTCATCAAGCTGATTGTTCATTAACTGCTCGGCAACCGTTATCTTGTCCGTCGCTGTGTCAGAGCCCATTGTTTCGGTATTCTCGTCATACGCCGTATCAACCGTCGTGTTCTCACTCGCAAGTGTGCCCGCGGTCTTACTAAGACCAGGGTCGAGAGTGCCGGGAGCCACCTGATTTGACGGAGCAAGAGAGGACGCTACGCTTACAGGAGCCGCGGAAATTGCCCCAACAAGACCTTCACTGAGAACCTGCTCGGGATCAAGGTTGCGTTGTAAACCCGTTTGATTTTCGAGAGCCGTGTTTGTGACTACCTGCTCCAACAGGCCTTCTTCGACACCTTCCACAACTGGGGAAGCTAATTTCCCAGTAAATCCTGATTTCAAAAGACTAGGAGTAGCTGCTGAAATTGCACCTGAAAGTAAGTTCAAAGGCACCAAGCCTTTGGAAACGTCGTTTTGCATCTGGCTTACAATTAAAGAGTCTTTCTCTGCTTGGGTCATGCTTGCATACTGTGGAGCAGCGTCTGTGGCCGTAGCGTATGCTTTGTACGCATCAGTGTTTTGCAACTCGCCACTCGACATGGCGGCGTCTAGCTCTGTGTTCGAAGCACGTTGACCCTCGCCACCCGCAAGGCCGGCGCCCAAAACCCCGCCAAAAGCTGGGTTAATGAAACCTGCTGCCACAGTGGCTAGAGCCGTAGGTCCGGTTAAAAACGCTTGCATCGCCGTTGCCGCTGGATCGATGCTCAACTGACTGTATGCTAACGAATTTGGATCTTCGCCTAGTGCCGAAGCAAAGGCTGGATCAACCTGACTCTCCCCATACCCAAATTTGTCAGGGACTGTGACGGCAGAACTGGACAAGGCTTTTTGCGCAGCCGGAGACATCGTATCAATACTATCGGTCAACTCGGAAAATTGTTTGTTCGCTGCTTTCTGCAAGAATGTTTCTAGCCCAGTTGAAGCGTTGGGCAAACGAATAGATGCAGGGCCCACCTCCTCTTTTACACCTGTGCGATATAACTGCTGCTCTTGAGAGAGTCTGTCCAAACCGGACAAATCACCCAAACCCGCTTGTCTGTACTTGAACAACGGATCTGTTACAAAGTCAGCGCCAAACCCAGGTATGTTCAGGTCCCGGCCCGTCTCCAACCCCGCACTTACAAGCTGCTCACCCCCTTGAAGAGCTAAACCGGGTAAAAGGTCCGTGGTCCCCGCAACAAAAGAATCCACGAGGTCGCCCGCTACGAGTCCATTAATAGGGGCAGCAATCCCCGCGTCAATGTCCGCTTGCGCCGCTTCCTCGTTCGTAGCGTACTCGTTGCCAAACGCATCGGAGAACTTGCCTACTTGAAGACCCAAACCCGCTGCTGCTAGAGCGTTGTTTTGCGCGTTAGGTCCGCTTAGAAACTCTTCCCAACTACCACTGGCATCCGTAACCAACTCGTTCCCAGGCAACGAGTCGAGAAACTCCTGATTGGCGGCAACATCAATGCCCATTTCGGATGCGATGGTTGAGAAGTCCGTTCCACCTGTGGATGCAGGAGCAACATCTGTGCCCGTAACTAATGAGAAGTCAGTTCCGCCGCCGTCGTCTATTTCGGTGAGGTCCGCAACAGTGTCCTTTGGCAAGTTACCCGCCCAATTACCGTCATCATCCACAAGGTATTTGACACCTGATGTTAGCTCCCGCACCTCAAATCCAGTATCTGGATCAATCTCTTTAGTGTCTACTGGGGCAGTGTCTAGCAAAGCTACCGCCGCCGAATCATCGTTAGACGCCATCGTAGCAGCGTCCTTCGCATCAAGGTCCACGACACCGTAGTTAGCAACCTGCTCTTCAACAGAAAGAGGATCAGCAATAACCGAAGTCTTGTCCTGACTCTTCAGAACAGCCGCCATCGTAGCCGAACTAGGCGTATAATCCTCGTCGTCATCCGAAACCGCGTTGTACTCATCAACCAAAGCCTGCTCCGCAGAAGACAAGAGATTCGTGGGCCGTGAAACAGGGCGCAAGCTAGCAGCAGGGGGGAGAACGAAAGATCCTGAAGCAGCATCATAAACAGCCCCTTTAGCCCAACGAGATACTGGTGTCGGCGTGAAAATCCCCGTGGACGCATCAAAACCCGTGGACTGTACGTCGTAGTTTCCTAACAAAGATCTGGTTACAGTGTCCGTGGATCCGCCCGCCTCCGCTACCTCGTCCGAAAAAGTGGCCGCAATAAACGGAGATACATTCGCACCAAACGTTGGACCCTGGCTGTTGTCCACAGGATCAATGCTGTAATCTCGGCCAAACGCATTAGAACCTTCAATCTGCTTTACAGCGTAGAAATCCCCGTTATCGTCCTGCTTGATAGCCCCAACAACACTCTTATTAGAGGGGGTCTTGTCGTCGTCGTTGCTGTTGTCGTCGTTGCTGTTGAACGTCTCAGTGACCGCTTCGCCGCCACTCATAACCTCTGACACGAAGTCGCTAAATGCCTGATATAAACTCATCGCGTCGTCCCCTTAAATAAACTCTCAAGACCCGCCGGACCAGAACGCAACAGCGCCTGACTGCGACCCATGCCCGAACTAACCGGAACACCAACACGACTCAATGGACTCATCTGACCACGCCCGCCAAACCCGCCAGGAGTCGGAGACGGCCTGACCCTGGGACTGCCCCTGTCCGCGCCTAATGCAGCAATCCCCGCAGATAAATCCTTCAATCCAGCCTTGGCAACCGCTCCGTCAACCGCTCCGCTAGGACGACCCTGTGGACGAATAGCCGGAGGGGTGTACTCCTTGCCACCCATTAACTCAGTCGCATACTTCTTCGCTCCCTTGGATACCTCGCCACGGTCCACGTTCCCAAGACCGCCGTTGTAAGCCATCAACGCAGACGAAACATTCCCGTCATACCGCTTGATTAACCCGCCCAAATACTCAGCACCAAATCGCAAATTGTCAACCGGATCAGAACGGTCCTGTATAGGCGTAACACCCAAACCAGGCTCTATGCCCGTCTCCAACATGATCTGAGTTAACCCAATCTCGCCAGCAGCACCCTTCGCATTCGGATCAAAACCACTCTCGCGCTCAACCAAACGGACAAATAACTCAGGGTCAACACCATAACGCTTCGCCATATCCGAAGCAACGCGGCGGTAACGATTCTTCTCAGACATTATAAACCACTCCATGGACTTTGGACCACGGTACTACATTCCCAAATGAAAATAAAGTGCGCATAAATTTAGAGGTTTTAGCTACTCTCGACTCGGATCTCGGTCCATGGTAATAACTTGTGGGCTACATGCAAGTGGAATGGAATTAGGGCGGAGTGATTTTACAAAACCAACATTATAGGACAGAAGGAGTGCTATGCACCCTGTTTATATGGGGGTGGGGCGGCGATCGGGCGCAAAATGTTG